AATTTCCTCAATAATGTCTGCATCACAGAGTTTGAACACATCGTTCTCTTTATAGACACCAAGATAACGTTGCTCACCTTTCGGAGTCGCATAGTAAAATACGTCTACAATTGGACCATCCACTTCCAGCTGAGTAGTACACACATAGCTGCACTTGTGTCCTTCTTCGATCACCTTGATGGAAGACGAGATTAGGTTTGGGCGATGGTTAATTTTCATTGTGTTCTCCATGATATAGACATTATACAGTAACTAATCTTGCAAGACAAGTTTATTCTTGGGGTGGTTGTGGTGGTGCGAAATCAACCCAGCCTGTGACAATATACTTTGTTTCATTGGGTGCAACCAAGCCACGATGTGTATGTGTCCAGTCACTTGGCCAAATCACTGTCAGACCTTTCTCTGGTTTGACACGGAGTTTTTGATACTTCCACTCTGTCTCTCCACCTTCTTCCACATCGTTTAGATACGTCATGAATACAAGATGGCGCAGCACAGAAGGAAAGTGACCAGACGCACGTTCGGTGTGCCACGAATGATAACCACCAGCAGGTGGATCGTAGCGTTGGATATTTACTACTTCCATCACACCATAGGGAGCAGTTTTGTTTGACTCAGGATAGAGTAGATTGTACTCGTTAAAGCAGTTTGCGAGTGCATTCATGTATTCTTGGAATACATCACCATTCAACTCTACGTCTACGCTATCTTTCAGAGTGGGATCGACACGATGACCATCTTTGGTGCCAACTTGTCCTTTAATTTGATTACCGTTGGAGTGGTGATCAATGATGCGTTGAATCAGCGCATCGTCCTCAATATAAAACCCAGCAATGAAACCATTGTCTGGGTCGTTCATTTCATGATGTCTCATCTTAATCCTCTGTCCATAAATCACCATCTGATATAAATTGGTTTGTGTCCAACTTACTGTATTGCATTGGCGCAACTGGCTCGGTCTCTTCCGACTTACGAATATTCCAGCGTTCTACCTCTGCTCTGTCATCATCCGAGTTCAACCACTCAGTTTTCTTTTCACGAAACACTTCTTTCTGTTCAGTGGTCCACTCTCGTCTATTACCACAAGAACGAGAGCAATATGGACCACGCTTAGTGTGAACAGTGCTGCATGTTGGGCATGTTTTTTGTTTATACGCCATCAGTCTTTACTGCTGTGGGACACTTACCACAACATTGATCTGTGCCACATTTATCGTGGACTTCTTCATCTTTCTTACGAAAAATAGCATCATAGTTATCTTGGTATGCTTTGGAGTTCACCTTTGATTGAATCAAATCTCCAGTGATATCATTCTTCGTTGCCATTTACTTTCCATTCTATCTGCTTCTCTATGGCGTACTGTGCGCCATGAATGTAATCTTGATCTTCTTCAGATAGAGCAGACCAGAACTTAGTGATTGTACTGATATGCTCCAAACAATATTGGGGTGAGATCAGATGTCGGTTGGTCTCCATAAGTTTTTGGAGATGATCCATCCGCTGATCTATTTTAGTTCTTAGAAATATGGACATTTAGATTGACGCTGTCGCCGACATTGAAACTCTGCTGTGAATAAAACGTTCCACGCAATCCTGCCCATTCATAGTGAATGCGATAGTTTTTAATGCGAGTCTGAGTCTCGTATACCATCTTACTTGTGCAACGCTCTTCAGTGCGATAACCGATAACTACCTGCTGTTGACTATTGCCATGGGCATTACCAAGCAGTCCACCAATGACAGCACCTGCTGCACCATTACCTTTACCAATTTGATTTCCGAGTACGCCACCGATAATGGCACCACCGATAATATTACCTGTGTTGTCCTGCTTCTTCTCGTATCCATAGATTGGTACTTCAGTAGTGTAGCAGTTATGCACAGGTTTGCCAATTGATTGTTCTACGTAGTTGGCTTCTACTTTCGTCACAGTGCCCATTACTGATTGGGCATTTGCTACAGAAACACTCATACAAAGGAGTGCTGTTGTAACCATAGTTTTAATCATCGTCCTTGACCTCTATATTTTTTATAGCTGCGTTTCTTGGTCTTGTTCATACTTGACCGTTTTGGAATAGAACCACCTTGACTTGTACGTTTGTGTAATGTCTCGTGGTTTTTGGTACTGCTTACTGCTTTAGCCATATATTAACCTCTCTCTTCAAGAATACGTTGTTGCTTCAACCATCGTTTTCTTGCAGCTGCTTTAGCAAGTTTTCTTTTGGTTGTTGGTTTAACATAATATTCACGCTCTTTTAGTTCCCTTAGGATACCAGAGTTCTCAACCTTACGCTTAAATTGCCTAAGTGCTTTTTCAAACTGACCATCACGCACTGTGACTTTCAGTCCTTCGTCTTTATCGTTGTACTTCCTTTTCATTAAACATACTTCCCTTTGGTTATTAAAGTGTCTGTTATTTATCAAAGTACAATTTAAAGAATGGCGTCCCCTAGAGGATTCGAACCTCTGACCCACAGCTTAGAAGGCTGTTGCTCTATCCAACTGAGCTAAGGAGACTAAGCTGGATACCTAGTAAGTAGGTGGACGATTTAATTCTTTTTCTAAGATTACAATCTGTTCCTTGATATTTAATTTTTCGTGTTTCATCTTACTCAAACTACTATCGTCCAAGTAAGTAGTGAAACTACGCTTGATTAACTCATCCAACGCAGCATGGCGTTTCTTTAGAGAGTCGAGGTGTGCTTCTTTAGTCATATTGTTTATCCTCGCTGTGAAAACATACTAACAGAGTAACCTTTACCGTTAGTATCGCCACCTTCATTATTCACTTCTACACCATCATATTCTACACGAACAATGGTGTCATCACCATTAAAAAACTCTTGGCTGTAGAACTTGAGTTTCTCTGCATCGAATGGTTCATCTGTTTCAAAATAACCTTCGAAGAATGTACCTTTCTCAGCAGACCAAAATTGTAGCCAATACTCTGGCAATTCGATAATGTTGCCTTGCCAATCAAGCGCAACACCAAACTCCATGATCTCATCGTATTCCTGTTGGAGTTCAGACATCTTCTTGTCAATAACTGGGTCGCCAATCGATTGTGCATTATACGCAGTTGATTCAACCGCACAAACATTAACATTTGTATCGTAGCTAACACCCCACTGGTGACAGAATTCTGTTGGTGCTTCGTACCACGGACAACGATATGATTCTTCACCATCAGCTTTCCAGAGCATGAAATCTGCTTCAGGTGGAACATCTTTATAAGCATCTTCGTTGTCGTCATGTCCCTGATCAGCAAGCATATACTCAAGCAGCGGATCGTCTCCTTCTTCGTCATACTTCGGACGCCAGTAGTCATACTGCTCTTTTGTTAATTTAAGGTAAGCACCATCGCCACCATAACCCCAAAGCATAACTCGATACGCTGCCATAATATATCTCCTGTTTTCAACTATACATGTATTATACAGTAATTATTCTTGCATGTCAACAGCTTTTTTGTAGGTAGCAATCAATTCTTCTACTACATCTGGATAGGTGATAGGAAATTCAGAGAATGAACACCAGCGGATCTCGTTCTTTGGATCCAGAATGTATACAGCATGACAAGGATAGCTATTGTTTGCGTTCACAATACCACAGTCCAGTGCTACATCATTACTAACGTCAGAAAGAATCAACTGCTTCAGATCTTTCGGGAGCCATGGCATCATTGCTTCAGCAGAGTCGCCACAAACTCCAACCACACTTACCATATCAGAGGAGATTTTATCGAACAACTTTACTTGTTCTAAGTTTGCCTCAATATGAGACTTTGGAAAGAAATGTATTACTAGCCAATTCATTACATTGGCGTCAGTGCGAAGACCAGTAAAGACAATTTCTCCATTGTCGATACCGTTCATCTGAATACTGTGTCCTGTTGGGAAACGATCACCCACACATGGTGTGAATCGTTGATTGTAGTCGATTTTAGATTGCATTTTAATTATACCTTACTGATGCGGTTTTTGTATTGACTGATGCGATGCACATAATGTTAAATGCCACAACAATCCTGTCTTTAGTATGGGCTTCACGTGGTACTTCTACACCATGTGGCAACCAACTTGGCCAAAGTAACATTCTGCCTTCCTTTGGTGCCAACATCATAACACCACCATTGAGTTCAGAGTACTCGTCTACGTTAAGTTCCATAACTCTTGCTCCAGGACGTGGGTCTGCAAACGTAGTTGGACCAGCCCCATCTGGACTTTGAATATGAATGATGCCTGACATCATTGAGTTTGGATGAGTGTGTACCATATGTCGGTGTGTTGTATTTGTAGCGTTAGCCCACATACCATTAACATAGATCGCATCACGTTTCCAGCTGAGTTGTGACATTGCTGTATCAGCTTCAGTGAGAATAATCTGCTTTAGTTTATCGAAACGTGGATCGTCCTGAAGATTATCTACAGTCACAAAGTTACCAAACTCGAATGCACCTTCTTTATTCTTTTTCATTTCTAAGATGGTTCTGCGGACGCCTTCTAACACACCTTTATATTCATCTTTAATTGTTGATTCAAAGATAGGTGTGACAAAGCAACCATGCAGTGCACGATTTTCCATAGCATCAATTGCTTGCAACCCTTCGTTCGCTTCTTGATTCAATTCGAACTGTTCAACGATATCTTCCATCTCTTCATTATTATCCATTAACTCTCTCCATTTCAATTCCTGAATTATCTAAGAAAACTATACCAGCATCATCTCGGTAATAGTTTTTAAAGTACACTTTACTTATACCTGCGCCTACAATGAGTTTAGCACATTGGATACAAGGAGCGTGAGTACAAAATAAATTGGCACCATCTCCTCTCTCACCATCACGTGCAAGTTTGATAATAGCATTTGCTTCAGCATGAATAACCTCATCTTTTGTTTTCAACGTTTGACCATCATCATGTTCACAAGTATTATCCCATCCTGCAGGCATTCCATTGTAGCCGATAGAAATAATGCGATGTTCTTTAACGACGACAGCACCAACTTTTAGTTTGACTGCAGAGGATAGCTGAGCAAAACGCTCAGCAGTATCCATGTATGCATCAATCCACTTCTTTTTCATCTTCATCATCTTCTTGCCACTCTTTCCAATTCTCATATTCTTCGTCAAGACCAGCAAAATCAATCAGACTGTCTGGGATTCCTTCACACCAGTCTTCATTTTCAAAGTTAAATTCATAATAATCATCACTACCATCAGTAAACTGACCAACAAAACCCATTCCAGGCTCGTAGTATTCAGCGTCTACTGTCCAACCCTCTTCGAAGAGAGTTTCATATGCAGTAACTGGAGGTGACCATGCAGAGTCGAAATTGATCCAGATAGTTTCTGGTCCATCTCGTCCCCAATCTTGAACACTGATATCCCATTTGGTTCCCCAGTTCTCACAGTTCCACGAATACCAATTGTCTTCTTCTTCAATTGGACGTGGGATCAGAGCATTGAGGACATTGGTTTCACCACCTTCATCATTTGCGGTGAGGGTAGCTTCAAGAGCATCAATTTTACTCGTATCTTCATTCGTAAGAGTAACATAATTACTACACCAATTTGGCATCACTATCTCCTAATAATAAGTTTCAGTAGAGTTATTATACCCTAAAATATATTGCAAGACAACTATGATTTTCCCATAAGCTGACTGATAAGTTTATCAGCGTCTGGCGTTCCATGGCGTTCCATCCAGACATCTTCTACACCATCACGAAATTCACCAATAAGATTTATAATTTCTATTAAATCTTCGGAGTCTAATGTCCCAGTCAGTTCGTTCCAGTCTTCTTCGGATAAAGAAGCCAAAAAATCTAGATGCTCGATCTCTTCAGCTGTCAGTCTCAGATGGCGTTTCTTTTGCACTTTTCTTTGTTGCCTTTTTAGCAGTCGTTTTCTTAGCAGCAGCTTTCTTTGCTACAGGTTTCACTTCTTCTTGGACTGGCAGAGTAATAAACCCTGCATCAGCAACTACTTCGGCAGTGATGTTTTTATACAAACTAGGCAATACTTGGTCTTTAATAGCGACTAGCAATTTTGCCTCAGACTCGTGGACACCTTCCAACAGAGAGATAAAGATGCTCTCTCTACGGATCGCTTCTAGATCTTGACGACGGAAGATATAAAACCTACGCAACTCTGTGTAGATGTTTGTTGGTGTCATACCCAATGGTTCAGCAGTTTGCTTGTATGGTGCGTCACCTTCAGGCAATAGCCACTTGTTCTCAGGTAGGAATGCGTTTTCGAAAACAGTCCTTAGTGCAGCATTACCTGCGTATGTTGTTTTTAGCAGTGCTGGATCAGCATCTACCTCTTTAAGAATATCAACGATATACTTTGCCATATTAAAACTCCTCTATTTCGTCTAATAGGAGACGACAACGATTGTCCATGAGATATTTCATAACTGACATCTTGTCTCCCTTTGGTTTATTATCTATGTATGATCCAACAATATCTTCTTTTAGCGTAGCAGGAATATGTTGGAAATCAACCAACGTTGAGTTTCGGTGCCAGTTGCGACGTTCTTGTTCGTCACGACACGCTGCGAATCCTTTCTCAAAGAATTCAATCAAACGTTTTTTAGATACAGGTTTTTGGCGAACACCATCTTGCATAAAGATACTGTCCTCACTGAGAATATTCGGAACACCGTCACCAGCATCACCTTTAACAATGTGCTCGATTTTGTATTCTTCGATTTCCTTACGTGATGCAGTGAGATACTTCTTTTGAGCAGGTGACCACTGCTTCACGTTTGGAAATAATTGTAGCTGTTTGAAGTCTTTATCACTAGACAAGATCAAAATTGGCTGTGGTTCTTGTACGATACCTTGTTCAATCAATCCATTCTCTTGCGACCACTCACAGAGTGTAGCAATGATATCGTCTGCTTCAGCTGTATCAATATGTAAGACAGGGTAAGGGAAGTGTTCTGCCAGATCTTGACGCATCTCATTCAATGTGTCAAAGATAAGTTTCCAATCTAGATCACTAGCATCACGATTCTTTTTACGACTACCTTTGTAGTACTCAAAGAATTCCTTACGCCAGTACTTTCGTCCATCGCAACAGACGACAAGTTCTCCATACTCAGAACCATACTTTTTCTTGTATGACTTCAATGTGGAAAGAGTTACATGACGAATAAGATTTTTTACCTCTGCTTCATCACCCTTTAATTCTCGCTGAAACGTGAGAATTGCTGCCAATGCACATTGGCTATAATCTACTAATATCATCAAAATGCTCCTAGCAATACACAATTTTCATTTAGCCGACCATTTGGTGTAGTCGGTTTAGTCTTTATACTTTTGATAGCATTGTTCAATGCTCGCTTACCCATCGCCAACCCTTTGAAGAATTCCTCAGGTTTACGTAGAGTCCATTGCTTGGAGTTATCTACATCGAAGCCAACAATAGTAGTTCCCTTGATTCCAAGAACATCATTATTGGTGTATCGAACGATCTTTTTATATTTGGTATTGTACACCCAGATTTCCGTAGTGTTAACCATATCCATAGGTTTGATTGACTTGAGTTTCAGTTCATCGAATTCTCTCTGAAATTTTACTCGTGCCACAACCTTCATAGGTGACAATGGTTTGCGTTTACGTGGGGTGCGTGTTGCTTTAGAATTTTGAACCTGTTGGTCACAAGACGAACAGATATCTTCCATAAACTTGATAAAGCGTTTTAGCTCTCGTCTCGAGATATGGCTATATCCCTCAATGAGTTGTTCATCGACTCCATCGTATGCGTCTTTGAGTTCATCTCGGACTGGTACGAAGAATTCTCCAACTCGTTTTGCGACTGGCGCAGAGACACCTGCCTTAGATAAGAAGTCCTTCGGCGAGAAATCTGATTTATAGCCTGAAGTCGTGAATAAGTCGATCTGCTCATCAAATTCTCCTGCAATATCGGATGCTGCGTTGTAAATACGTTCTTGGATAGTTACGACAGGTTTTACCTGCGCAACAGCTTTTAAGACTTCTACTTTCTTTGCTGCTCTTAGTAAGAGTTCACTAAGTTTATTATCAAACCACTTAGATGTAGAACTTTTAGGGTCGTACATCTCTCGTGTCATAAGACGACAGATACTTCCGAATGTTTGGAAGTTCCAGTCCTCTAACTTTTTGAGTTCATTAGCAATCTTTGGATCTGCTTGATTAAAATACTCCAGAGTATACTGTTTCTGGTCTTTAGAGTTACTGTTGACTGAATACCAGTTGAGTGCGTTTCCAAGATCTTTCTCCTGATTCTCAATGATAGGTTCATTGTTAACTTTAGACTGCGCAAGAATCTTGCGGTTTTTGATGCGACGTTTATCTTTCGCTGTTGTATTAATGCTCATAGGTGCATAACCTCCATAATGTATATATTATACTATCAAAAACCTTGCAAGACAAGTCACTTCATCACTTCTTCATAAAGTTCCACAAACTCTTCGTGGTCTTGCTGCTCTTCACTAAGGTTCTGCTTGTGATATGCTTTCGCAATCTTACGAATAATTTTCTTATTGATGCTATACTCTTCAGACAGTTTCTTAATAATTTCATTAATCAAGTCACGTTCTGCTTCAGTACGTGTTAGAGAGTTTGAGATCTCTCGGATAGCATCGTGGAATGCTTTACGATCTTCTGGGCTACTAATCATTTGACACCTTTATAACCATTAATTGACAACGACAGTACGATAACTGCCAACCATTCCCACCAACCATAACCAATAGCCAATGCAGGAAACAGAGTATTGAGTGCCCAGATCAATCCGAATGGATAGAACAGGACAATCAACAATATTGCTAGCATAACGACAGCTTTAGTAGTT